GCATCAGCAAGTTCTGTCAGATGGATATGGCGGCTTGATGCGGTGACCGATGTGCTAAGGTGCCCTCTGTCAAAAGGAGGGCGCCTTATGTCTGCAAGGATGGGATGCGTTGTTGCTGGATTGGCTGCATTGGCGCTGCACGCGCCGGGGTATGCGCAGGTTTATCAATGCAAAGACCAGAACGGTCGAGCGGTTTTTACCGACAAGCCGTGTGCTGGCGAGCTGCAAGAGGCTGGCGGCCAGGCCGAAGACCTGGGCGGGCCGATCAGGCCGGAGCAACTGTATTTGATGGAGTCGCAGTACCGGGTAAAGGTTGCCCGGATGCTTAATCGCCTGGCGACCGAGCACGCGCAATGCCGTGAGCGCATGTCCCCGGAGACTGCCGGCGTTTCGCGGGATTACAGTACACCTGAGAACCCCTCTTTCTTCGTTCAATGTGGTGATCGCCAAGTTCCCACGGTCGTCAGGTTTTCCATGCGGGATATCGACGGCAGGGGCAGTATTGCCGTACCTGTTCAGATTGAAAGGCGAGCTGCGATAGGTCGTTGCGAGCAGGAGGCCCGAGACCGGGCTTATCGAGGTGACTCGGTGGACTTCTCGCGGATTTTGGATCTCGCTTTCAACACTAGACCCAATGGCGAGAGCACGGTGCTCAGCAGCTTCACCGCCGAGAACGCTTTCGGCGTGGAGACCAAGTTTGATATTCGGTGCGACTTCTCTGGCGAGAGGTTGCGTGATGTGAGTATTTCACGGGCTAGATAGCTACGTGACGATTTAGCAAACCCTGCCCCGGCAGGGTTTTTTATTGCCCGGAGAAAACCCAATGGCTGGCATCAAAGACCGCCTGATTCAGTTCATCCTGCGTGGCAAAGACGAGATGTCGCCCGAGGCGCGCAAGGTCTCAAAGGCGCTTGAGGATGTGCAAAGCAAAAGCCAGGGGCTGCGTGACGAATTCGACAAAGCTAAGTCAGCCCAAGGCCTGGCAACGGCTTTTCGTACCACTAGTGATGCTGCTGACCGAGTGCGCAGCACGCTGGAGCGCACCGAAAAGCGTGCTGCAGAGCTGCGCGATGAACTGGAGAGAAACGCCGGTAGTAAAGGACTACAGATATCACTGCGCGAAACCGAGAAAGAAGCATCACGCGCTGCCCGTCAGCTTGACAAGCTTACCGCTGAAGCCCAAGCGCTTGAGAAAGCTGCAAAAGATGCCGGGGTGGATACCAGTAAACTGGCAGACGAAGAGCGGCGCCTGGCTGCTGATGTTGACGAGGCCAAGCGTGCGCTTAAAGACAACACCACAGAGTTGCGGGATCTTGAGCGGCAGCAGCGCAGCGCCACCCGTTCAGCAGATGAGTATCAGCGCACAGTGCAGGGGGTGCGCACTGGCGTATCTGATGCAACGATCCGCTTCGGCAAATGGCTGGTCAGTATCTACCTGGTAGACAAAGCCCTGCAGGGTTTGGGTGCCGGTGTGGGGTACTTGCGTGATGGCATTCTTTCGATGCTGTCTACCGGCGATCAGTTTGAGGGCATGCAGACCCAGCTAACGGCGCTGATGGGCTCCATTGAGGGCGGCGAGCAGGCGACCGAGTGGATCAAGAAATTCACCCGTGATACGCCACTGCAGCTGCAAGACGTAACTGAAGCGTTCACGTTGCTCAAGGCGTTTGGCCTTGATCCTATGGACGGCACGCTGCAGGCCATCACCGACCAGTCTGAGAAGCTGGGCGGCGGGATGGAGAAGCTGACAGGCATCTCATCGGCGCTCGGTCAGGCCTGGGCTAAGCAAAAGCTGCAGGGTGAAGAGATTCTGCAGTTGGTTGAGCGCGGTGTGCCGGTGTGGGATCTGCTAGAGAAGGTGACCGGCAAGAACACCGAGCAGCTGCAAAGTCTGAGCAGCGCGGGCAAGCTGGGCCGCGATGTAATCAGTGACCTGATCAAAGAGATCGGTGCGGCGGCAGACGGTTCTGCTGCTGCAAACATGACGCGCCTTACCGGCATCGTCAGTAACCTGCGCGATGTTGCTGGCGACTTTCTTGATCGAATCGCAAAAAGCGGGGCGCTGGATTACGTCAAGCGGCAGCTGCTGGGCGTAGCAGATGCCATCGATCAGATGGATAAAGATGGACGCCTTGATCGCCTGGCTGCGTCCCTCTCTGATGCGTTCATTCAGGCCTCGGAGTGGCTCAAGCGGTTTGTTACTGATGTCGCTGAGGTGGACTTTGGCAACCTGGCTGACAAAGCCGGGGATTGGCTGGGCGACTTTGGCGCCAAGCTAGACGATGCGCGCATGCGTGTTGAGCTGTTTATCGCGCCGTTTACCACTTTGTTCCATGGGCTGGTGGCGGGCTTTGCGACGGTGGGGCTGGCTGCGATCTCGCTGGCCAAGGCGGTGGTTGATCCGTTCCTGGCAGCAGGGCAGGCCATTGCCGATGCCTTTGGGCTGGACGCGCTGAAGGAGCGCATCAGTGGTGCCCGTGCGGAGATCACCAACCTGCAGGGCGCGTTGGTCGACCAGATTGCCCAGTCTGGCGAAAGCATCCGCAACGCGTGGGACGTCACCACGCGGCATCAGGTGCAGGGCGCTCGGGAGGTAACCCAGGCCGTCAAAAGCGAGACCGATCAGCAGCGCATGATGAATCAGGCGCTGGCTGATGAAATGGTCATCGCCCAGCAGGTGATGAAGAGCGCGGCCATTGATGCCGCCATCGCCGGCACCCAGGCCATTGTCGATTTTGCCGAAGCCCAAAAGCTGATCGATACTGCCACTACGGTTGAGCAGCTGCAAGGCCTGCGCACGGCCATGCTGCGGGCGTATCAAGACGGGGCTATCACCCAGCAGGAGTACGCAGCCGGGCTGGGCATCGTCGCTGACAAGCTGGATGAAGTAGGGGGCGAAGCCGAGATAACCGCCAAGTCCCTCTCTGATGTGATCGATGAGCTGGAAGACTTCGCCGGCGTTCAGAAGGCCATCAGCAACGCCAAGACTGATGTAGATATCAGCAAGCTGCGCACCGCCATTAGCAAGCTGTATGAGGATGGCAAGCTCACGGTTGATCAGTACAACAAAGCCATCAAGGATCTGGAGAAACAGCAGGATAAGCTGACCGACTCCACCGGCACGCAGGCAGATGCTCAGTCCAACTTGGAAAAGCAACTGCAGTCCGTGACCGATGCACTGGCCGAGCAGGCTGCGGCAGAGCAAGCAGCCGCCGACGCGCGAGCCGAACAGCAGGCGGTCTTCCGCGACGCGTTCAGTACCTTCTTTGACGAGGTGGTGACTGCAGCGCGAACGCCGTTGGCCGAGCTGAGCGACAAGGCGCTGGAGGCATTCGATTCGCTCAAGGGCATCAGCAGTGTCGACGTTGATTTGGACACCAGTAGCCTGGAGGGTACGGCAGCATCGCTGGCTATCGTTCGGGATAGCCTGGCTGGGCTGCAGGCGGACTTGGACGATCAGTTCCGTGGGCCGTTCGCTCGCTGGGCAGACGAAACCATGTATGCCAGCCGTCAGCTGCAGCAGCAGTTTCTGGAGCAGAAGCTCCAACTGCAGCAGCTGATGGACAGCTACGACAAGGGCGCCATCACGCTATCGAGCTTTCAGGTGCAAGCGCTGGGGCTAAAGAGCAGTCTCGACCTGCTGGATGCCAGCGACTTCTCTGAGCTGGATAGCGCACTGGCGTCGGTCAGGCAGCAGTTTGAGTCGGTAGCCGATAGCGCCAAAGGCACGCTCGCCAGCATCAGGGACGAGCTGGACAAAGTGCGCGGCAATGAGGAGGCGATCGAGCGCCGGCGTATGCAAAGCCGGCAGGCTGAGCTGCAGGCCCAGATTGCCGAGGCGCAGGCGGCGGGCAATCAGGCCGCCGTTGCAGACCTACGGCAAGCCCTCGGCATGCTGCGGTCTATCCAGTCCGAGACTGAGCTGGCCCGCCAAACCGAAGCCCGGCAGCAGCGGCGTGACGCCGTCGCAGCCGCAGCACCGGAAGCTGCGCCCAGCCCCAGCAAGATCATCAGGCTGGAATCTGCGCAGGGCCGCTCTGTGGATGTCAGCGTGCCAGCAGGGCAGGAGGGCGACCTTCTGGGGATTCTTGAGCAGGCTGGATTGAGGAGTTTGTGATGCCATTAACCCTTGGCGCAGTGGATCTGGCAGCTGATCCGGACCTGGCCGGTGACCAGATGGAATGGGTAGACGAGTTTGACTGGGACACCATCACCCAAAGCCAGGAGCGCGGCCTCACCGGCGCGCTGCTGATTCAGGAGGGCGTCAAGCTGCATGGCCGCCCCATCACTCTGCAGAGCAACGGCGGGGCCTGGTTCACCCTGGCCACCGTCCGGGCGCTGGAAGCGCTGCGCGACCAGCCCGGCGCAGTGATGCAACTGGTGCTGCCGCGCGGCGATCAGTACTGGGTGACCTGGAACCGCGAGAACGGTTCGCCTTTGGCCGCAAAGCAGGTCATCCGCTCGCAGGATATGGCCGACACCGTGTATGAGCTGACGTTACGGCTGATAACCGTGGCCGCGCCGCCAGAGCCTGAACCAGACCCTGAAACGTGAACCGACACCAGAGGCCCGCCGCGTGCGGGCTTTTTTACGCCCGGAGAAAAGCATGACCATCACCGTCGATGACGTGAAAATCCTCAAGTCCCAGCGCCTGACAGACGAAGACGACGGCGGTGGACGCGCCACCGGCGATGCGGTCGTCGACGGCGAGATGAACAACCTGTTCCCCGACATCAGCCGACTGGACCGCACCATTGGCCGGATCAACCTGCGCAAGGTGTTCGCGGGTGTGATGACCGATAACGCTGACCCATACCTGGGGGCGCACTCTATCGTCACAGAGGCACCTGCTGATCCGCGCGTCAGCGTGCTGCTGTTCAACTCGGGTAGCCAGACGGATGAACGGGCAGATGCCCGCTCACTGATTGAGGGGTACGTGGTGCCCAGCACGACTGCGCCGTTTGAACTGCTGGGCGATCAATACGCCGGCCAGCGAGCGTTGACCTGCATCCAACGCATTGAGGCCCGCACCCCGGAAGTGGGTGAGGTCTACCAGCTTGCTGCCGGTGGCAACACGCAGTATGTGCGCATTCAGTCGGTCGAGCCGAGCATTGAAGAGTTTGTGCACGACTACGGCAACGGCAACTTTGTGAACTTTACCCGCCGGCGCCTGGCGTTGAGTATCAGCTCACCGCTGGAGCGCAAGTATCCCGGCGGACAGGCACACCCAACCGGCACCACGGCGAACAACTTGAGCGGCGAGCCAAAGGCCAGTGTGTTGTCTACGCAGGTGGCGGACGCCTCTCGCTACGCCGGCATTAGCGCGTTGGCCCAGCCGGTAACAGCAGGCGACCTGACGCTGAATGTGGAGTCGGTGTATGCCCACCTGGTACCCAGCGCGACGCGTGAGAGCGCGCTGGTCAATCAGCTGGGCGGTGCGCGCAAGCGTTACACCGTGGCCTCCAGCCCGAACGCCCGCACGGTAGCGCTCGCTTTTGTGCAGGTCACTGCGGGCCAGAGCAGGGCGTTTCTGA